GTCTTCGAGACGGATTCCCGACTCGATCCACTGCCGCTCAACGGCGGTAGCGATCTTGTTCGCCTTGCACAGCGCTCGAATTGCGCCAATGCGCTCGTTCTCAGCCTGCTGGGCGGTAACTTTGCGTTCCGCCGCAATAACTTCATCAGCCATTTTAATAACTCCAGGGTTTGATACGGCGGAACTCGCCGAGCGATCCGGGATCGCCCGGACGTCGGAAGGCTTTTCAGCCTCCGAAAACGAAGAAGCCCGCGTGGCGCGGGCTTCGGGGGACTCAGTGTTCTCAGTGGCTTTGTCAGGCGGCTTTTCAGACTCGCCGCGGCCTATACCGACTGTTGAGTCGGCTGGAACGCCAACGATGGAAACCTCGAATGGCTCCCAGTCCGTGATTCGGTATGTATCCTCGTCATCCTGTGTGGATTCGAGTTTCATCGCACGAACGCGATAACCAACAGAGGTATTTCGATAGATACCATCATCGACGTTCTGGAGTGCGTCATTGGCCTGCCCAGTGCGTCCGAAGCGCACCGTCGCATCTCCGCGTTTCCCGGCAAGCTGCGCGGAAGACACCACGCCAATCTGCTGGCGCATGTCGTGATGCATGAGCAGTGGCGCATTACCGCTACTCATGAAGTCCATGCGTACAGAACTGGGCGAATGATCCAGGATCTCGTTGCCAAACCAACGCTCGACAGGAGTTTCAGACGAGAATGAGAGCGTTCGTTTGCGGGTATCCGCGCTCATGGTTCACCTCGCGTGAACTCACCAGTTGCGGTGTGCAGAGTCAGATCGCGTTTCTGAAATTCGCCTGCATGACGAGCCAGGAAATCCTTGGCTTTATCCTCACTGACGTCCTCCAAGGTCAGAGACCGACCGTTGGGAAATGTGAGCACAGCACGGCGCTTGCCGGCGTCATACGCCAGCGTGATTTCGTTGGACATTGAATCAACCTCTTCGGAAGCGAAGAATTCGGGCAACGCGGCGCAAACCGCGATCGTCGTCCTCTGCACCCGTTGGCTCATCCGCGTCAGTTGCGGCAGGCTCCGTTGATTCGGGTTCAGGTGTTTGAGGAAGTGGATTGCCGGCGGCATCGACTGGCTGTTGAGCCGGAACGACCGTCCCATCTGGCCCCAGGATCATCTGACCGCGAGTCTCAGCCGAGACGTACACCGCGGGCGATGTATCAAACGGCAGCCCAAGCTCATCCATGTATTCGAGCTCATCATGGCGCGTGCGCATGATGTCTTCGAGGTCGTCGCCGCCGCTGGTCTGCGCGATGACCGCGCCGACGGTGGTGAAGCCGGCCTTGACCGCTTCTTTGTATGCAGCGACTTCCTTGGTCGGGTCGATCCAACTCCAACCACGTGGCCGAAAGATGGCGGCCGCATACTTGTCTGTGTTCAGAACGAACTGCGCGATGTCGATCTCAGGGATAGCCTGAGACAAGACAGCAGCCTGCATCCATTCTTCATGCAATCGACATCTGAACGATCGTATAAACCACTGCTGAAGGGTCTTCCAGACATCGCGATCATCGAGCAACGCGAGTCGGGTCGAGCTGTAGTTGCTCTGCGAATAGTCACGAGAGAGCGATTCATAGCTGACGCCCGCGCCGGCCGCCACTTCCCGGAGCATGAAGCGCATGAACGGGTCGAGCGCAGAATTTGGCCGGTTCGGTGCAACGAAGGTCAGCTTCTCACCGGGGTTCAGCCGCTCGACGGTGCCAGGCTCCAGCGAAATATCATAGGAGCCGTCGTCCTGCTTCTCGCCCAGCGACTCGGTGCTATCCGGGGTCTCGATCGTGGCGAGATAGTTCGCGCCACCGCGGGCCGCAATAATTTCGGCCTCGCTGTAGCCGTTCATGTCTCCGAGCTTGCCTGCTACCGCGTGCAACCACGGCTCGCCGCGCGTCTGCGGCCAGCGGTCCACTACACGCAGGTGAAACATGTCCTCGGCCGGAATGCGTCGGATGAACTCGTTGGTTCCTGCCATCGTGCGCGGATCGCCGGGATGGAGGTCGCGCACGTAATAGGCAATGGGCCGACCGAACCGATCATGCTCGATGCCCATTCGGATCGTATTGCCGGTCTGCGGACCCATGGTTGGCTGCGTGAAGCCATCCAGAACGCGCTCAGCCTCAATGATCTCGAGCGCGATCGGCACTTTCGACTTGCCGAAGGCGCTCCGATGAATCTGGATGAAGATCTCGCCGGCCTCGAATACCTGCCCGACTGCCAAGCGTTCCAGGTCGTGAAAGTGAACTGTCCCGCCGGTATGGCAATTCTCTGCGCAGCACCAGACTTCCCACGCGGCCTCTACCGCATCATTCATCCGAGTCGCGAGCGTGCCTCGGGCCGTCTGCACAAAGCTCTGTAGCCGAATGCCCGTGCCAATGACGTTGTTCTGAATGATGCGGCGCGCATTCTTCGCAAATGCCGCATCCCGCACGAGCTGCCGCGACTTCGCGCGCAGCCCGAGTAGGCTGGAAATCAGTTCAGCATCGGCCGACGTGTTTGGGCTCGCGAACCCACTTCGCGCCATCGTCGGCCGCGCATTCGCATACATACGGCTGAACGACGGCGCGACGGCGCGCGGCGCCGGCTTGTCACCGCGCAATCGCGCGATGCCTTTGAGAATCTGTTCGACGTTCATCGGATTCGATCAAAACGGATATGGAGCCGGCGACTCTTGGAACCATCTGCAGTGGCTTGCTCAGCGGCTACCTGCGCGCTCCAGTAATCCACCTGTTCGCGAATCTGATTGAGGTCCTGGAACGACATCTCGCGACTGCCGATTCGATACATTTTCGTCACGCCGCCGCTTGCCGAGAATGTGGCGTAAGCAGCGCGCGCTTGCGCAAGGGCGATCTCAGCCACCGAGCGACCGTCATAGTTCGCGCTCACCGTGGCCAGATCCGGCTTGACGATGAGCTCGCCCTGAGCGGCGGTGAAACGTACTCCCGTAGCAAACGCCTGCATTTGCCACCAATAGGTGCCGGGCAGCAGCGCGGCGCTCTGGACAGTCGTCAGTGTCGTAGTCCAATCGGTCCCGCTGGCCGTGGCTGTCAGTACGAGCGGAGTCGATGGACCCGAAATCGTGTATTTGAGCGTCGCATTCGAACTGTTGAACGTATTCCCGCTGCCATCCGCAAAGGCAGAATCCACCCAGGTCGCTGAATCGCCCTGCAGAATCTGCGACGGAATGCGCGAAACCAACATGAATGCGTCAATCTCCGTCGTAAATGCGTCTAAGTGTGTCGAAAAGATGAGCGCACATGTCGCTCACCATTGCTTGGTCCAATTCCGGCTGCGAAATCGGTTTGGCCGCTGCTGCTGTGGCGGCTCTGACTTCGGCGCATCAAACGCAGGCGCCTCTTCGGCAGGAGCTGATTCCTTCACTTCAACAGAGGGTGCGGCTGCGGTCTGCTTTGCTCGTGCTGCCAACAGGTCGGATCCACCGCGGCCTTGCATCGCCGCGTAGGCATACACGGTTCCGTCCAATGCCTCCTGTCGGACGCCGAGCTTCTTCGGTTTCCAAACCGTGACCCGGCGTCCCTGACTCAATCGGGTGACCGAAACCTCGGACGTCAGCTGCTCGAAATAGTCTTCGTCCACTCCTGCATCGAAATGGATATAACCGGGACCAGGAGCGATAACCTTCTTCAGGCGTCCATAGATCAACGCTTTGATCGTGTCGACACCGATGAGCCAGAGAGCGACTGCTACGGACTTTCCCCGGCCGGCCTTCTTAGGCCATGCCGGCCGTCCTTGACCTGCAATTCCCTTGATAGCCCAAACGCGATATTTCTTGCGCTTCAGACAGTAGCGATATACCTGCTCGGTAAAGTGACCGCCTGAATCGACGCAGCAGGACTCAATCAGAAGTTCCCGACTGTCATCCGTCTTAAACCGGCGCCTGAGAATTTCGTCGTGCTCATTCCAAATTGCCTGGCCGCCCGGATCACCGCGGAGCACGATGTGCTGGATACGCCAACATTCCTCATCGGCGCCCCAGCCATAAATGAACGTTTCCAGCCGATCATCCTGAACGTCTGTACCCGCGGTGAGCAGCAATACCCCCGGGGGCAATGATGCCGACGTGTACGACTCGCGGCGTTGGCCCAGACTCGACGAATCAATCTTCTCGGCCGACTCTTCCCAAGTCTCACCAAGCGCTTCGTTGGTCCATTGCTGAAGCGTTTCCGGAAGATCCTTCGCCTCGAGAAAAGCGACCGCCACGTCTCCCCAACTCGAAAACGGGGAGTAGAGTTCGGAGATGTGAAATCCGGCTATTCCCGTCGATGGCTTCGTGGATCGCCATTCACCGGCACGAAGCATTTGCGCCTTGTGACGATGGTCAATCGGCTCCGCACACTTCGCACACTGATAAACCGCCTGGTGTGGCTCAAGGTTGAATTCGGTCCATTTGACCTGAGCCCACACGAGCCTCTGAGGCTCATTGCAATGTGGACACGGTACAAAGTAGTACCGCTGGTCTGATCCCTCGAATCCCTTTTCAACGCGACTCGCGCCCTTGATCGTTGGCGTCGAGCCCACCAGCATTTTCCTGTTCCAGAAAGCCGTCGTGCGCTTGCGCCCCAGGCTGATCGGATCACCCGCATGCCGCGCACTCGGCGGGTATTTGTCCACCTCGTCGAACAGCCCGACTCTGATCGGCTTCGATGCCAGACTGGATGGCGAGTTCGATATCGCAACCGCCAGCAAACCGCCCGGGAAGGTCTTGTGCCGAAGCGTATTCGTGGACTTACGCGACTTGTCTTCGGCAAACTTGCTGGCCAAGCACGGCGTATCCCTGATCATGGGCGCCAGCCGATCGCGCGACCAGTCTTCAGCCGCGTCCATCGTCGGCTGTACGATCATGATCGGGGATGGATCCTGATCGACGAAATACCCGATGCAGTTGTTCAGGACCTCCGTCCAGCCAACCTGGGCGCTCTTCATGCACCATATTTCGCGGACTGCTGGATCGCTGATCGCATCCATGATTCCGCGCTGGTACGGCGCCCTGTCAGTTCGCCACGCTCCCGGCTCGGCGCTGCTT